TAAGACAGTGGTTTATTTATATGTACGATAATCAATTTAATTTGTCAGTGCTGGAAGCAACAGATGAAGACATAGAGGAATATTTTTATTGGAGAAAAGAGCAAGGAAATAATGTTAATAGACAGAAAAGAGTAATGGCTTCCGTATCTGCCTTTTATAAATTTCTCCGTAAGAAAAAATTGATTAAAGAATCTCCTACAGAATTTCTAGAACGTCCAAAACAAGGAATGGCTATTATCAAACAAACATTTTTAAGTGTTGATCAGGTCAATCTGCTAAGAGAAAAACTTGAAGAAAATGGAGACATACAACTGCAAACGTATATTATGTTTGGGCTATCTACCATGGCTCGTGTAAACGCAATGTCTCATTTGAAATGGGAACAAGTTGATCTTGATGAGCGTATGTGTAATGACGTTCTTGAAAAAGAACAAAAGGTTGTTGATTTATATTTCTCTCCGGAAGTCGAGCAATTGCTAAGAAAATTGAAGAAATATAGAGAAGAAAATAATATCAATGATTTTGGCTGGGTATTTATTACTCCTCACGTTACAGAAACTCAATGTATTCAAAATAGCACATTGAACGACTGGTGTAAAAAGGCAGGAAAAATGATCGGTGTACCTACACTCCATAATCATGATCTTAGACATAGTGGTTCAAATATTTTAAAAGAGCTTGGCATGGATATTCAGGATATAGCAGAACTTTTACATCATGAGAGTACCGAAACTACTGTACGTCATTACTTGACTGTTAATAAGAAAAAGGTAAAGGAGAACAAGGACAAGTTTATTTTCTAATCTTTTATTCTTCAATACTTTATCTTCAACACCACTACATCAATCAAACCACCATATCCAGGTTGTAAGGGCGATGCCACGGCAGCGTTTTAGTTAGAGGATACAAACAACCAAAGAGCATCGGTCACACGGCTAACCGATTAAAAAAATTGCCGAGCGATGACTTGTTCGTAGCGAAGACAAGGGTAAAATAAATATTCACTGTCGCTACTGCTTAAATGCGGCGTTAAAAAAAGAGAGCCTGTACTCTCCTATGTATAAATAAAACCAATAATGATGTTATATTCCCACCAGACTCACCAACTATGGTGTCATTTAAAAAGAGTCATTAGTAACTCTAAGAGCCACGTTAGACCTTTGAGACCTAGAATAACAAGTTTAAATGTATTCATAGTGTACCTCCTTTCTTGCAGAATTGAGATACACAGGCTGACACCCACCACTAAAAACGGCGACCTTTGTAACGTGTTGTTTATTTTCTGGCTTACCACGAGATGCTGGGGCATCTCTATGACTCCTTTTGGAAGTCTCGACCTCTAACGGGAATATAATATCACTATTGACTTTGTTTGTCAAATTGAACAAAACTCTCACATGAGTTTTCGAGGAGTCGATGCCTGCATTGATTCCTTATTTTTTGAACAAAAGTTGACTGAGACTTTTATCAGAAGTGGTGCTTGCACCAAATCTGAGTTTAACTGATTAGTGAATGACTGCTGGGCGGTCTGGCACTCTGGAAAGACAGGGATATACGCAGGAAACCTGATGCTAAAGTCTATATACTGTATGATTCGATGGTTGTAGACCTGAGTGAATCAGCACCATTCTCCTGCTTTTTATTAAGTTCATGTACCGAAATGGTTATAACGGCGTAGTCTTGAAAACTAATGTGTCTTATGACATGTAGGTTCGAATCCTACCGTGAACGTGCCTGGGAAGATACCAAAAGAGAACTGGGTGTTGCGACGTGGCTAAACTACCAAATAGTGCAGGGGAGGTATCAAGATAGTAAGTGGTTATTACTATCAAAAAAACTACAATATAATAGATGAAATTTTTAATTGTTAAGAGGAGTATGTTACTACTCTTCTTTTTTGTTTGGAATTAAAGGAAGGAAGTGACTGTTATTGGCGACAGCTAAAGAACCAGCAACTAAAATAACAGTTGCGCAAGCCAGGAAAAAAATTGAAACATTAGAGGAAAAGGTTAGATCTCTTAAAGACGGTGCATGGTGTTATCTGTGTGACACTCATAAGTCCAAGGATGGATTCTACATGAGTACAGACCCAATGAATAAAAGTGGTTTAACTCCTATTTGCAAAGAATGTACCAGAAAAATAGTTTTTAAAGTCGGAAAAGATGGTGTAGAACATGAACCAGACAAAGAATCTGTACGACTCGCGCTTCGCTATTTGAATAAACCTTTTCTCGAAAAAGTATGGGACTCTAGTATTCAGGAGACTGAAAATCTTGCTTCTGGCAAGGTAAAATCAAATGTTTGGAATGCTTATATTCGTCAGATCTCAATGGGACAATATAATACTTTAACATATGCCGATAGTGATGGTTTACAAATTGATTTAAAGAAACAAATTAATGAATCAAAAAAAGATAGTGAAAATATTGTAAAAGAAAAAAATCAAGAAATCCTCGAACAATATAAAATGAATAGAATGGACACAATCCATTCTATTGGATATGATCCGTTTGAAAATTACCCTGTTGAAGAAGAC